CCATTTCTTCCGAACCAATATTGACTGGACCGATGAAGTTAGAATCCATCAGACGGCGAGTTGCTTCAATACACTCATCAATGTAAAGGAAAGAACGAGTTTGTTTGCCGTCACCCCAGACATCAATGCTGCCACCTTCTTCAGGAAGGTATGCTACTTTACGACAGATTGCTGCGGGTGCTTTTTCGCGTCCACCATCCCAGGTTCCTTCGGGACCGAAAATATTGTGGTAACGAGCAACGCGAACTGGAATACCATAATTGCGATGATAGGCAAAATACAGTCGTTCGCTGAAGAGTTTTTCCCATCCATATTCAGAATCTGGGTTAGCAGGATAAGCGGACTCTTCACGACAATCAGGATTATCAGGATCTAGTTGATTATGCTCTGGATACATACATGCCGATCCAGAATAGAAGATCTTGGTATCTTTCTTACCAAGACGCTCATTCATCTGATGCTGCATCTCAAGAACATTCAGATTAATGGTTGCTGAGTTGTGCATGATGTCAGCATCATTCTCACCAGTGAACACAAATCCTGCTCCACCCATATCAGCAGCGAACTGATAGATCTCATCAAACGATTGAATATAACGATAAGGAACTGACTGATAGAAGTTACCGCGATCACCCTTATATTCAAGAACACGACGAACAAAATCTACATCACGCAGATCTCCGAGAACAAACTCATTCGCTTCGTGCTGTGAATATTCTGGATACTTAAGGTCTACACCACGAACCCAGTATCCTTCTGAACGCAATCTGCGAACCATATGACTTCCAATGAAACCACCAGCACCAAGTACAAGTGCTTTCTTCATATACTGACTCATAAAATCATAAACTCTATACTATGTATTATACCAAAAAAGGAGAGTTTATGCAACTCTCCCGTAAGGTCTTTCATGCACGCCACCAATTCTTTGACTGGAAATTGGAAACCAGGCGGGAGAGAGTCCCATCCGCACCAACGTCATTTGAGAGATGCCGTAAACTCATAACAGGGTCATATTGACTCCACCAGTATAAGTTTTAAGTCATTCCAGGACTCAAGAAAAGATGGGTTAACTTTGATATTTCGGTAATACCAAAGAATGCTATCAGAAATAGCACATCCCAAAGTTTAAGTTTGATAGCAAAAGGAATACCGAGTAGACCTCCAATAAACTTTATAATCAAACCGTATTTAAAATCTCCCCATAACATGATTTGATAACCAAGTAAGAGGAGAAAGTTGCCAATGTATCTCAGGATACTTGTTTTAGACATAAGGGGGATTCATCACCGACCAGTGCTGTTATAGACCATCCGTGTCTTCTTTGTCATCGTGAATATAAGCAGGAACCCTATCAGGATCCAACCAACAAGTGTAGTCAAAGTCCTCCATCGCAGTCATCAGTTGCATCTCATTATCGCAGAGATACATGTCCCGATACCTTCCAGTGTAGGAATCTACTTTTTGAATACGACAATCAGGTTTTCCATTGATTTCCAAAGTACCGACCTGAATATAACGATAAGGAAACCGCTCCATAAGAACAGTTGGTTTTCTTACGACTTTCATCACGCTTCAACTGCCTCAAGATCACTGGCGACATACTCCATAAGCATTTCGTAGTCGTCAAGGGGGTCACCAGAAAACACAACGCCTTCATTCTCATAAAAGCGGCGGACCTTTTTATAAAGTTTCGGACTCTTTACATCAAGATAGATTTCCCCGTTAGCAGCAAGACGAAGAGTGCTAACATCTTTTTTGAACTTTTGAATCAGAGACATTGTTTTGAATTGTTGCCTTAGTATTATAAAGGTTGTTGGGTGTTTAGTCAAGTGTGCCAGTGAAGTAACTGGCAAGTCGGGCATACAGGATTTGAACCTGTGACCTTCCCGCCCCAAACGGGACGCGCTACCAAACTGCGCTAATGCCCGAAGTGTTCTATTTGATGACAATTAGCACAAAGAACTTCACATTTATTTGCTTCTTTCTTTATACTTTCAAGACACATACTTTTTCTTACCATATCTGCAACATTGTGTTCTTTGTCGCCGTAGTGGTGAAATTGTAGTGCGCGATAGTCATCATAACCACATCTACTACATTTAAGTGTTTTCTTCCACTCATAATACTCTGCTCGCATTTTTTGCTTGCGGGGTATTTTAGTTTTGGAATAACACTGAACACATAAGTGTCTGTAGTATGTAGTTCCCTTAATTTTACCAGCAAGTGGAAAATCTGTCAATAGATTTTCTACATTACAAATTTTACAAACTCTGGTTTCCATTTGGGAATACTATTTGTGTTCCCAAATATTTATACTACTTCCTGTGCCCCCTGTCAAATGGAGCCCAGTGCTGCCAATCGTATTTATGAATCGCCCAGATACCCATAATAGGTACAACAATTAGAACATATCCAATAATACCAAGAGTATAGGGATTTTCTAATACCCACCTTGAAAAGTGTCCCATTAGTATCCCCTCCAGGTCTTGAACTCATAGTAAAAATATTGATCAACACTATTATCTAATGGGGCATCTTCTTCTTTATGTGCCCACTCAACACAGAACTCTACAATACGACAGTCATGTAATGAACTGTGTCCCCACATTCTCACAAAAGCAGAAGCAGCAAAGTGATATCTCTGCCTAGTGTGCGGTTCCATTTCCCTTATAGTCTTTGGAGTCATAATACCCTCCTCTTGTTCCGAAATAGAGTGTTGCTAAAACAAATGGGACTGAAGCAAATAACAATAGTTTTCCTAGTAACATAACTTTTATTGTGGATATGCGTTATTAAGTCCCCATACAACAAAACATCCAATCGCACCTAAAATTGTTATTGCGCTGAAAACTAAATTAGTATTCATCATTCTCGTCCTCATAAGTAGATGGTTCTTCAAATAGTTCTTCTATTTTTTGTTGTGTAACTCTTCTTTGGAGTTCTTTTAAATCTTCTTCTGTAAGAGAGATCATTTGTCCTTGAGTAAGTCTTCTATTCTTTTACGCATATTTGAACTTTCCTGTTTCATATAGTCTCGGAGAGAATATCCTCTTTGACCTCTCATAATACAAGTGCCTTGATAGAACATCGTGGCGGCAAATACTAACAGGAAAACAATACCGATTAGTTCAGGGTAATGTTGAGCCATGGTAATACAGGCGGAATAACACCCACTAGTCGGAGGAGTCCTTCAGCAAATAAAGCAAGGACCACCCAACCGACGCACATACTAATGATAGAAGCATTACGGTTGTGTCGTCGTATAGCAGCATCAATCATCTCCTGAACTTCAGAACGGCTTACAAACTCGTCTTGAGGTTCCATCACTTCTCATCTCCAAGAAACTTCGCAAGTGGGTCTTTTCTGGTCTTTACGATTTCAACAGATCTCTTGTAGAACATATTGTCCGTATTACCAGACGCTTCAAACGTCTCCTTGATCTTCACCCAATTATCGTAGGTGCGTTGATCCATAGGGTTTTAGATTGAATATTATTAGTTATACTAGTGAGTACTTCTACTATGTCAAGTTTGTTAGGGTTTGGTGATAGTGGTTAAGAGATTATAAAGAAGGTGTATTATTTGCTGCTTCTTCGTTTCTTTGTGCTGCTGTTTTGACTAGACCTTCTGCATAATCCACTAGAACCATATCAGGTTTGTTAGTAGCAGTTATGGATTGATTGTATAATCCATATTGAGTATTTCGAATATTTATTATCCTATTAAGTACCCACCAAAAGAAGTCCTAGTCAAGTCAATTGTAAATGATGTGCTGTTATAATTGGTAATATAAAACTCAAAATAGTCATCCTTCACTGCACTTCTTATTATTGAACCACCAAATTGACTATAAGATGCGTTAGTATAATTAATAGCAATTTCTTGCGAAAAAACTCCATTCTTATATAATCTTAGAGCTGGACCTGATGAAGTTGCTGTTGTTGTTGCACTAGAAAGATAAAATAAATAATTTCCAGCAACTGGAGCCGTAAATCTTGAGTTTGCGTATGAACTGGAAGTATTTGGGGTAATATTTGATGCTATCGTTATTTTTGTATCCGTTTGAGCACCAGAAAATGATTGTGTTCCAGTTCCAGTTGCATGGAATGCTGGTTGATTGGGTATCGTCACTATACCCCTTGAATCTATACGAAGTTTTTCAGCACCTGTTCCGCTGTTGGAAGTTCTAAATGCTATTGCCGTAGACCCACCACTAGATCTAGCAGAAATAGTTAAATCTCCACCAATATTATCATATCCAATAACCCCAGCATTATCCGTTGGGTCTGAATAAGTTCCACTAGAACGAATTCTAATTTGACCACCTTGAACATCCAATGGTGACGATGGAAGTGAGTTTCCTATACCTAAATTTCCACTTATATAAGTACCACCAGTCACCTGTAAAGTCTGACTTGCTGTTCCAGTACTTGTTCCACTACCTATCAGAACAGGACCACTTGTAAAGGTAGATACACCACTTACATTCAATCTTGTTGGGTTTGATTGAGTGATATTAAGAGTCGCAATCGTGCTTACGCCAGTCGCATTAATATTACCAGTTATATTCCCAACAAACCCAGTCGCAGTAACAATACCAGTCGCATTTAAGTTCGTTACAGTAGGTAGGTCGGCACCACTGACAGTCAAAGCACCATCAATTGCTGAAATCGTATCAGTTTGTCCGTTTATCTGAATACCCATTCGTCACAAAGACTTTTCTGGTATTTATAAGAAGGAAGATCAGGGATTCGAACCCTGGAACGCTATTAACGTTAATAGTTTTCAAGACTATCGCCATCAACCACTCGGCCAATCTTCCGATAAGAATATTATAATACTCAATGAATCAAATGTCAACTACCGTTTCTTTCTTTACATCTAGAAAGAGAAACTTCATCGGAGCATCAGAAAGATTTGCTCCTTCGTGTATATAGTCCATTACCTCATAGATCTGTGGAATACCTTCTTGCCAAAAGACTTTCTGACCTTGCCAGATCATATAACATTTCTCTTGATCAGGAATCTCTAGAGGAATCTGAATTCTCTTATAAGGACAGCGATAGACATTAGGATCTTTATGAGGACCCAGTATCGTTCCAGGACTAAACAGAGAAACAGTAGAAAATAAGATTTCAGAATTATCAAAAATTTCTAGAACTTTAGAGTCTTGAATAATTTTCTTTCTGACATACTTGACAGTCTTTGTTCCACTCTTATCAACCGACTCTGCTTTGATCCAACAATGGGATATTTCTTTATTTGAATATCCTTCAACTGTCGGAGCAATCTTCATCGGAAACTCACAGTCTTTTGCCCAATGATATAAGGTATCCAAATCAGATTTAGATATCATTTACTTATTAAGACGAGTGAGTTATAATACATTATAATATACAAAATCAACAATAGTCAAGTGATTATTAAACCATCAAAGAAAAGAAAAGAATTTGAAAGACTTTTAAGAATACTGGGCTATAGAGATTGGTCACCAGTCTTACCAAAACAAAAGAAACTGATGAAGCAGACAAACTATATGTGCCAGGACGGAGCAATGGCAATATATCTTTTCTTCATCCCATACCTTAATAAGAAAAGTTATCTATGGTTGGAGTTCATAGATCATTATGACTCTCCAGATCTTAAAAACAAAATTCAGTCTCTTGCGGAAAGAATTCACTATCAAGAAAAAACTAGACTTGCTGAAATTGGTTGGGAAGCAAAGTATACAAAACAACCTTATGACTTTTCATTAGAAGAAAGAAAAAAAGTCTTTTTCAGTTTTGTAAAAGAAGCACACTATGTTCTTCATAATGGTTTTGATTCTCTCAATATCAAACCAAGACCAGGAGATATATTGGTCGGTAAACCACAAGGTGTGAAGATCAATCAAGGATTCAGCGAATCTTCTATTGAACTTGGAACAAGACAAAGAGCACTTGTAGGAAAACGATTCGGTCTGGGAAATGTTTATGATGACGGTTTCCAATATGGTAAATATGATAAGGATCTCAACATCATACCAATATGAAGAAAGAATTTAAAGACCTTCTACTAGAACTTGGAATTGAATCCACTCAAAGGATTTATGAACCATCCGAAAAGATTACAGTTAGAATTTCAACAGAGTATGATGAGATTTTATTTTTAGGTGTCGTCTACAATATCTTTAAAAATAAAACCAGTT